CGGTAACATCACTTACTCAACATCGGGTTATTAATATTTAATAGTCAACCCACTGAGGGAACTATGAAGAAGGGCCAAAGCCTAGCACAAAGGCATAAACACGAAAGACAAGAAAGCTTAAGGGAGCTGTTAAGCAGGCAAAAGCATGTAGAGAAAGTAATTGATAATGTTAATAAAATAGAAGATTTAGACCAGGAAATAAACAAGGATGACGTTGCTAGGCTGAAGATAGGCATTGAAACAAGAATGAAGCTTATAAATAAGTACTTGCCAGACTTAAAAGCAGTAGATATGGAGGTTACAGGGGAAAACGGGAACGCTTTAATAATTCAGGCTATTGGTATAAAGGGCGTTGATGCATCAAATAGAGATACCAAGTAAATTAATACCTGTTTTTATAAAAGACGGTGAATGGAACCTTTGTAGGTATAAATTAGCCTACGGTGGCAGGGGTTCGGGAAAGACCAGAACTTTTGCAAAGATGACCGCAGCCAGGGGGATAAGTCTAGCTTCTGAAGGTAAGCAAGGTATTATTCTTTGTGGTCGAGAATTACAAAACTCTTTAGATGAATCCTCTTTTGCAGAGATTAAATTCTCAATACAAGAAGACGAATACTTAAGCCAGTTTTATGACTGTGGCGAGAAGTACATAAGGACAAAGTGCGGTTCAATTCAGTATGTCTTTCAAGGTTTAAGACACAACATAGACTCAATAAAGTCTAAGAGTAGAATCTTAATACTTTGGGTAGATGAGGCTGAACCAGTCACGGACGAGTGCTGGCGAAAAGTAGTCCCAACAGTTCGAGAGCAAGATTCGGAGATTTGGATAACATGGAACCCTGAGAGAAAGGGAAGCCCAACAGACCAAAGGTTTAGACAAGACCCCCCTAAAGACTCAATAGTTGTTGAGATAAACTGGCGTGATAATCCATGGTGGCATCTAACGTCACTCGAACAAGAGCGACTCGACGATAAAGAGAAAAGACCAGACACTTATGGGCATGTTTGGGAAGGCGAGTATTTAGAAGTTAAGCCAGGCTCTTACTACACGAAACACATCATTAAAGCCAGGGCTGAAGGGCGCTGGCTGGTAGACGTTCCAGAGAATCCGCTCAAGGTTGTAAGGCTTTACGCAGACATTGGTGGAACAGGTGCAAAGAGCGACAACTTTGTATTCTGGGCTAGTCAAATAGAGCCGCAGAAAATTAACTACCTGAACCACTACGAATCCCAAGGCCAGGACATAGCGCATCATTTGACATGGTTACGGTCTGAAGGTTACACGCCAGACAGAGCTAAAATATGGCTCCCTCATGACGGTGAGACAAACGATAAAGTAATCGATATTAACTATCGAAAAGCCTTTGAGGATGCTGGTTATCCTGTAGTAGTCGTTCCGAATCAAGGCAAGGGCGCAGCTAAACAGCGAATCGAACAAACAAGAAATCTGTTTCATAAAATGTGGTTTAGTAAAAAGTGTGAATCTGGTTGTTCTGCACTGGCATATTACAGCGCCAAAATAGACGATAAGCGCGGTATAGACTTAGGGCCCAATCACGACTGGGCTAGTCACTCAGCAGACTCTCACGGCCTTTCAGCGATATGCTTTGAAGAACCCAGACAAAAGAGAAAACTACAACAGCCAAAAATAGGCATGGCTTAATGGATTTTAGAACAGCAGCAGAGATTAAAGCCTTAAGAGCAGAATTAAACGAATTAAAAGAGCGAGTGAAAACTCTTGAAGACAGATCAGGAAATAGCACAAATCGTAGGAGCCGAAGAAAGAATGGCTCTGGGGTTTCTGGGGGAAGGGAGCAAGATCAACTCCAACCGGAAAACCCTGCTCGATTACTATAATCAAAGACCGTTTGGTGATGAGATTGAAGGCTTATCACAGATGGTCACATCAGACGTTTCAGACGTTGTAGAGACTATGATACCCCATCTGATGAGGACGTTTACCCAAGGTAAGTACGTTGCCAAATTCACCGCTACAGATTCAAGATTCGATCAAGAGGCAGAAGATAAAACCGAGTACTGCCAGTGGGTTTTTGCTAATCAACACAAAGGCAACACCATACTATATAACATGTTTAAAGATGCCCTACTCCAATACACAGGAGTGGTAAAAGTATTTTGGGATGACTCAGAAGAAATAGAGGCAGATGAGTATAATAATCTAGATGATATGGAAGTTATGCGGCTCAAGATGGAGCCAAAGTTCAGGATTACAAAGGCTAGAAAGAACAAGGACGGTCTTACAGATGTTGAGGGTGAATGGGTAGAATCAACTGGACGCCCAAAGATTGAGAATATCCCACCCGATGAGCTTCTAATAGCACGTAGAGCGAGAGATTTTGAAGAACCCCCATTCATAGGCCAAAGATCACCTAAAACCCGTTCTGAGCTAATTCAAATGGGTTTCAGCAAGGAACAAGTAAAATCACTAGGAAAAGATGAAGAACTAGACAACGAGGTAAAGCTAGCTAGGAATTACGATTTAGAAGAAGACTATGAATCAAACCCAACTAATGACAGTTCAAAAGATGTAATTTATTTGGGTGAATATTATGTCTACATGGATGCTGATGAGGACGGTATCAGCGAGCTGTGGCAGGTCTTCTACGCTGGCAACCAGGTACTAGAAAAAAGGCGTGTTGATGACCATCCTTTCTGTGTGATGGTTCCCGTTCCAATGCCACACAAGGCTATCGGGACATGTCCAGCAGACCAAGTAGCAGACATTCAATACTTAAAGTCTCACCTACTTAGACAAATGCTGAACAACATATACGCTTCAAACTTCAATAGAATGGTTGTGAATGACCGTGTTCAACTGGACGACCTTCTAACGCCTAGACCTGGTGGTGTTGTGAGAGTTGATGGGAGTGGGCCAATTGGTGATTCACTTATGCCTATCCCAACTGACAACCAGACACCGCAAATACTCCAAGCAATAGAATACTCGGACACAATGAGAGAGGTTCGCTCAGGGGTTACAAGGTATTCTCAAGGCGTAGATACGGAGATTCTTAACAAGACAGCAGTAGCCTTTGTGGGACAGAGGGACGCGGCTCAGATGCGTGTTGAGACTGTTGCTAGACTTGCTGCAGATGGTGCAATAAGAGAAATATTCGAAAAGATTGCTGCTCTTGCTTCAAAGTATCAAGATGAATCTATCCAAATCCGATTATTCGGTGAAACCAAAGTCATTGACCCTGCAGAGTGGAAGCATAAAACCTATTGCACTATTGATGTTGGAGTGGGTTCTGGAGATAGACAAGAGAAAGTCGCCAACATTGGTTATCTAATATCTGAGATTAAGTCGGCCATGGAATTAGGGTTACCCCTTGCTGACAGCAAGAAGTTATACAACGCTTATTCACAGCTAGTTAAAGAGGTGGGCCTTAAAGAGATTGAGTTGTATTTTAATGACCCCGAAGTACCTCAGCAGTTACTCATAGCTGAGATTGAGAGACTCACTAGAGAAAATCAGGCCATGCAGCAAAATATGCAAAACCCGCTGGCCGAAGCTGAAGCAATTAAACAAGAAGCTACTACTCAGAGAGAAATAGCGAAGATTCGTGAAAAGGCCATGGTTGACCAAGCCAAACTTATACAAGATCAGATGCAGCACGATGACAAGATTGCTGCCGAACTTACAAAGATTGAAGCAGACACGAATAAAAATGTGCCAGGGGCATTGATTTGAACAGAGCAGAAAAAGCCAAAGCCACACTAGACAATGACTTTATAAAGTCTGCAATCAATGAAATAAGGGAAGCCTGTTATAAGAATATTTCTCTAAGCGCACACGACCAAGCAGACTTAAGAGAAGACCTTTATTACATGTTGCGAGCCGTAGCAGCTTTTGAAAGAGTTCTACAGCATCACATTAGAGAAGGTAAAGTAGACGATTTAAACGAGTTAAACATTAAACGAATCATGAGGTAGATTTTATGGCCAACCCTAGCGGAGCCGTACACGACCGTTTACGGTCATTTCTCGGAGCTGATAAGCCAACCGAAGCAAAGGGTGAAGACCCTGTAGAAACTAAGAAGGAAACGGAGGAAACGCCCCAGAGCGACACAGAATCCAAACCCAGACGAGTGAAAGCGAAACTAAACGACCGCGACATAGAGTTCGATGTACTGACGGAAGACGTTGATCTTGATTTAATCCCCAAAGGGTTAATGATGGAAGCCGACTACCGAAAGAAGACCTCTGAAGTTGCGGAAAGGCGAAAGGCGCTTGAAGCTAAAGAAAATGAAATTGCTAGTCAGTTACAGGAAATTGAATCTCTGTTGTACGGTGAGGCTCAATACCTGGATAGCGATGAAATGAAAGAGCTGAGAGAGTCCGACCCTGAAGAATACTATCGGCAGCGGAACAAGTTCGACTCTAAACGTGATAAGGTTAAGAAGTATAAAGACCAACTCACTCAAGAGATGAGCAAAAAACAGCAGGAATTAATCCAAGCAGAACAAGCTAAATGGAAGGAAGCAGTGCCAGAATGGCTTGATGATGGAAAGATGAATGCTGATCTCAAGAAAATGGCTAAAACGTTAACCGAGGCTGGATTCAGCGAAAATGATATGGCGTCTGTGTACGATCACAGGCTCATAAAGGTTATACGTAAGGCTGCATTGTTCGATGAGATAAGTTCAAAGCCGATAGAAACCAAGCGTGCCAAGCAACCACCAAGGAGCCAACAAGCCGGAGGTGGTGAGTCTCAACCTGTTAAAACAAATTCAGCTAGAGAAAGGCTGAAAAAGACAGGAAGTAGAAACGATGCTCAGGCCGCAATCAAACAATACTTAGGCTTATGAGGAATGAAAAATGACAGTCCCAACTAATACAGTTATTACCTATTCTACGGTGGGTAATCGTGAAGATTTAATGGATTGACACAAAGTACAACATATCGTTATACTTTCAAGTCCCAAAAGATGCTTTAGGACAAAAGTATGACATTTACGATAACTAAAGAAGAGTTGCTCTTTGTGGTAAATGTCATAGAGCAAGGCACTTTTGAAAACTGGGTGAATTCAGGGAAAGCCCTAACGTAAAGACGAGGGTAATCCTGAGCCAAGCCAAGATGGGTTTTAGTATCTTGGAAGGTGCAACGACTAGGCGGTGAGTCCCAACAATAACCCGCCCACGAGCGCCCAGCACTGGCCTAACAGTGATGATATAGTCTGAGCTGCATGGAAACATGTAGAAGTGGCAATTAAAAAATCCACGATAACAATACTGATGATTTACGATATTAGTCCGTTAGATACTCCTTTCTTAAACGGTGTAGGCCGTGGTTCTGCTTCTGCAGTTCTTAGCGAATGGCAAACAGATACCCTTGATGCAGCAGCTAGTAACATTGCAATTGAGGGTGATAACCCAACAGCTAAAACTCTTAGTCCTACTACACGAGTTGCTAACTACTGCCAAATCTCGCAAAAAACGGCTATTGTTTCTGGTACTGCTAGAGCAATTGATCAAGCAGGTAGATCTGATGAATTAGCCTACCAAGTAGCAAAACGCGGTAAAGAGATCAAGCGTGATATGGAGTTTGCCCTTACCCAGAATCAAGCAGCTTCGGCTGGTGGTGCTGGTACAGGTCGCGCTCTTGCTTCTCTTGAGTCGTGGTTATCTACTAATAAAACATCTTTAGGTACAGGTACAGCTCAAACCACTCCTGGCGCGGCTGGTTCTCCATCAATCCCAACTACAGCACCAACTGATTCAACGGTGGCAGGTACATTTACCAAAGCCTCATTAGATGACGTTATTCAAAAGTGCTGGACTCAGGGCGGAGACCCCACAACTATCATGGTTGGCCCTTTCAACCGTGCTATTGTGAGCGGTTTTAGTGGTATCTCTACACTTGAAACACCAGCTAGTGCTGGTTCTGACATTACGTTGATTGGCGCGGTAGACTTTTATAAGTCAAACTTTGGAACTTTAAAAGTAGTTCCTAACCGTTTCCAACGAGACCAGACTGCTTTTGTTTTAGATATGGATTATTGGTCTGTTAATTACTTGCGACCAATGGAGCTTAACGAACTGGCGAAAACTGGAGACAGTGAACAACGCCAGATGATCGTTGAGTATACTCTGTGTTCTAAGAATGAAGCGAGTTCAGGTAAGGTGACAGATTTAACCACATCGTAATAAGGTTCATTCTATTGGGGGCTTCGGCCCCCTTTGAGGTTATATGGCTAAAATACTGAATTACGACCCGCAAACGGGTATCACAGATTACTTTGAGGGTGATGGTAAAGGTGGTTTTACTATCCATTCATCACAAGACACTCGGAACATTATTAAGCACAACAAAGAACGACAGAATAACGACGAATACAAACGCGCAGGGATAAAGTCAGATCATTACCATTTTGCTCGTGTTCCTAATATCGTATTAATGGAATGGAAGCGAAAATATAATATCGACTGGAACAGGAAAGAAGACCTACCCAGAATTGAAAAGCTTCTCAACTCGCCAGACTACAAGTATCTAAGGACAGTATCTAAAATATGATGGAACGTGTTAGAGAAGCTAAAAGCATAGCTTCAAGCAATCCAGAATTAGCTTTAAGTATTTGCAACGAAGTTCTGAATGAAGAGCCAGAGACAGAATCCGGAGAGCTGGCCCTATTTCTAACAGGTTATATTCTTTTGGATTCTGGAAAAGATGGTTTGGCCTATCACGTTTTTAGACGGTGTGCAGAAATGAGACCCAACCGTTCAGAAATTTGGTCTAATATGGGAATGGCAATAGAAAATATTGACCGAGATAAAGCCCTTAAAATATTCGACAAGGCACTAGAAAAAGACTCGTCTAACGCTTCAGCACTTGCCAACAAAGGCTTGATGTATCTTCAAACGGGCAGACCTCAACGAGCCATTGAATACAGCAACCGAGCATTAAAGATTGACCCTAATTTAAACTCAGCTTTACATAATCGCGGTTTAGCTAAACTCATGTTAAGAGACTGGTCAGGGTGGGATGAGTATTACATGACACAAGGCGTTAAAGAGCGCGTTAAAAGAGACTACGGTGTTCCCGAGTGGGAAGGCCAAGAAGGCACAGTGGTGGTGTATGGGGAACAGGGAGTGGGCGACGAGATCATGTTCGCTACCTGTGTTCCTGATTTATTGGAAACAAATAATGTAATTTTAGAAGTAGACAAAAGAACGCATTCAATATTTGACCGTTCATTTTCTTGCCCTGTATACGGAAATAGGTTCTCAGACCATAGCCCATTGGTGGATGAACATAAGTTCGACTATCAAATCTCAATGGGGCAATTACCCTATTTCTTTAGGCGCGACCATAAGTCATTCCCAGGCAACCCAATTCTAACCCCAGACCCAGAAAGGGTTAAGCAGTGGTCATCATTGTTAGACGGTGATAAACCCGTGGTAGGATTCTCTATGATGGGTGGCTCTAAAGAAACGGGCATGAAGTATAGAACCACTACCCTTGAGACATTCTTACCACTTACAGAAAATTACCAGTTAGTTTGCTTAGACTACAAAGAAGTAGATGCCAAGGAATTAGAAAAATACGGCATTAAATACTGGCCCAGATCAGTTAAAAAGGGTTCAGACCTTGAAGAACTATTAGCCCTTGTTTCCTGCCTGGATGCCGTTGTTACAGTGTGTAATACGGTGGTCTATTTCGCTGGTGCTGTTGGTGTTCCTTGTCATGTATTAGTACCAGAGTACGCTGGTTATAGATACCATTCAGAAGGTGAGTCATTCCCATGGTTCAATTCTGTTAAGCTCCATAGGGGAGACTTTAAACGCTCAGTTAAGGATATTAATGAGAATATTTATAGGATTCGACAAAAGGGAAACGGTAGCCTATCACGTTCTATGCAACAGTATAATGAGGCATTCATCGAGGCCGTGTGAGTTCATACCAATTAATAAACGTAACATTCCAGAGTTCACAAGGGGGATAGAGGACGGTAGCACAGAGTTCTCATTTTCAAGATTCTTGACGCCCTACCTCGCTGGCTATAAGGGAATCGCCCTATTCATGGATTGTGATATGCTGGTCAGGTGTGACATTCACGAGTTACTAGATTATATGTCACTTACTGATGATGTAGCAGTGGTTAAGCATGACTACAAATCAAAGGTTAAAACCAAGTTTCTAGGCAATGTTCAGCACGAATACCCTATGAAAAACTGGTCAAGCCTAATTCTATTTAATTGCTACCGACAGCCAGTAAAAAACCTTACTCCTGAAGTTGTGAATAATGCCAGCGGCAAATACCTGCACAGGTTTGAGTGGTGCACCAATATTGGTGAGATACCAAAAGAATACAACCACCTAGTCGGAGAATACGACCCAAACCCAAACGCAAAGATTGTCCATTTTACTTTAGGGACTCCATGTTTTCAGGGTTATGCAGACCAGGAGTTTGCTAGAGAATGGAGAAACGAGCTAAGGCTGGCCACTCATGCTGATTAGTGAAAAATACAGAGAAGAACAAGAAAAGCTACACGAAAACCCTAATTATGGGGTGGCTTCGGTTCAATTTGCTCCTTTAGTAACAAACATTATCAACACCTTGAACATTGAAGAAATGCTCGACTACGGAGCAGGAAAAGGCAGGCTAGCTCAGAATATTAACCCTAACCACAAGGTTAAAATAGAGTTATACGACCCTGCCCGCCCAGAATGGTCTGAGACACCAAACCCCAGACAGTTTGTTACCTGCATTGACGTACTAGAACATATTGAACCTGAGTTATTAGATAACGTCCTAGACGACTTAAAAAGAGTCACAAAAGAGTTTGGGTTTTTTACTATCCACACAGGCCCAGCAGTCAAAGTCCTTTCGGACGGTAGAAACGCTCACCTCATTCAAGAAGATTTCAGATGGTGGCTTCCTAAAATTTGGGAACGGTTCGACATTCATTCCTATTCACAAACCCCAGGCGGGTTTTACGTGGTGGTTAAAGCATGGCCTTAAATAACTACGCGAATCTGAAGCAAGCTGTTGAGAGATTCTCACACAGAACAGACATTAGTGATGTAATAGACGATTTTATCGATTTATGCGAAGCAAGGATAAACGCAAGGCTCAAATTAAGAACAAACGAGCAACGCTCAACGGCAACGATGCCAACAGCAGACAGGTTTCTACAATTACCAGACAACTTTCTGGAGATGCGACGATTAACCCTTGTTGGCGCAAACCCTAGAGAGATTCGTTTTAAATCTCCCGAATCCATGACAGTTGAGCCCAACTCAGGTGTCCCAGAATACTTCACGGTAACATCACAATTGGAGTTCAACCGAGTACCAGACAGCGGCTACACGGTTGAAATGAGTTACTACGTATCACTAACAGCATTAAGCGATTCAAACACGACTAACGACGTTTTAACGAAGTATCCAGACCTTTATCTATACGGCACCCTTTCAGAATTGTATAGGTGGGCAAGAGATGAGGAAGCGGCAAGCTATTACGATGGTACGTTTGAGAAAAAACTACTTGATGCTCAAAAGCAAGAAATGCGCGGCAGGTTTGGCCCAGCACCAGCAATGTATTCAGAAGGCGCTACCCCTTGAGAACAGTACCTTTAAACTTTGTAGGCGGTGAAAACGAATCACGCTCACGCTTTTGGTCTAGTCAATCATCGGTGAATCTATACATTGACACACATGTGTCAGGCCGGAGCCCTGCAGCTTTATTACCGTGGCCAGGAGAGAAGCCTTTTAGCTCAGGTGTGGCTGGAACGACTAGAGGAATGGAGCTACACAACGACAAAGTATATTTAATAGTCGATACAGCTCTCATAGAAATAGACCAAAACGGAAACAGAACGACAATTTCAGGGACTATCCTAGGCACAGATCGTTGTTCGATGGTTTCAGATGGTACTAATTTAATAATAAGAAACGGTTCAAGCACTCAAATATACAACACAAGCCTCTCAACGGTTACAGACACAGATTTAGAGAACGCCCAAACGGTCACATACATTAATAATCAGGTTATCTACCAGGGAACAGGCGCGAGATTCTGTAGTGCTGACGCAGGCGACCCAACAAGTATAGACGGTTTGAATTATGCGACTGCAGAGAGTTACCCAGACGACATAAAACAAGTTTATGCCTTCAATGAACGGCTTTACATTGCTGGTGAGTCCTCTTTTGAAGTCTGGTATAACTCAGGCACAGGATCACCACCCTTTGACAGAATACAGCAGTCAACGGTCAGGCGTGGGGTTAAGTCATCGTTCAGCATTGCTAGTTCAGAGAGTTATCTATACTTTCTAGGCGACGATGACCAGGTTTATAGAATGACCTCATACCAGCCTGAAAACATAACCCCCTCAGCAATAGCTAAAGAGCTAAGAGAGGATGCCACAGAAAATTCTCAAGGCTATGTTTGTAATCTGGACGGACAGAATTTCTACATTTTACAAACTGGGCAGCTCACACTGGCTTTTTCTGAGAGAACGGGCGAATGGGTAAGGTTAAGCACCGGAACAAGTCTAGGCCGACATTTAATTAACGGCTATGTTTATGCTTTTGGGAAACACCTTGTTTGTGATTACGATTCTGGCGACGTGTACGAGTGGGACTTTAATACTTACACATCAAACGGAGCCACGATCATAAGACAGCGAGACTCAGCACCAGTCAACGGACTTCAACTCGGAATACCGGGCTCAAGGATTCTAATGAGTCGGGCTGAGGCCATTATGGAGACGGGTGTAGGCAATACTGACGTTCCAGACCCTGAGATAATGTTCTCATGTTCAATCGATGGCGGTAGGTCATTTACTGGTGAAGACTGGGTGAAAATAGGTCGTGAGGGTGAAAGCGTTAAGCGTGTAGAGTGGTATAACATGCAGTCTTTCTATGACGTAGTAATTAGAATAAGAGTATCTGACCCTTGTTTCGTAGGTTTTCACGGTGCTGCTATTGATTTGAAAGGAGCAGGATGGTGAAGGTTGACCCGTTTGTAGCGCCAATACCAAGGAAAATATTAAACGACCCAGAACTAAGGCCATTCTTTGAATATTTTATAAGATGGGCTCATGACATTTGGATAAGAACGGGCGGCGGTTCGGACGATGTTAAGTCAACACAAAATCGCGATGTATACGATTCAACGGGATATGCTGCTCAAGTCTGGGAAATTAAAAAACAATTAGAATGTCTTTCTAATTCTTATGATTACGTTCCTGAAAACTCAATATTCAATACGGTTTCAGTATCAAGCAATTATACTTGCGCTCCTTTTGACTTTGTTAATGCCGAGAAAAAATCAGAGATTACACTACCGCAACATGGTGAATGTGTAGTTAGAAACGCTGACAACTCAAAAATAAAAATAAAATCCACAAAGAAAATAAACGGTCATAGTCAAATATACATAAATAAAAAAGGCACAGCTCTACACTTTAAATACTTTCCTCAAGAAGATGAGTGGTTCTTTGTATGAGTTACATTGTTGACGAGAAAGAAGAAGAAAAGACCATTGAGGACTTATTAAAACTAATTTTAATAGAGTTAAGAAACATAAACATTAGACTAGAAGACGAGTACAGCTCAGGAGTGGAATTGAATGAAGATTGAAGGCTTTAACGGAAAAGCGATTAATGCAGACTCTAACGGCAGGGTACTCACGAGAGGTTTTGTTTCTGCTGAGTGTGTAGATGCGGCTATGAAAAAGAAACTCTACTCTTTAACGTCTAGTTATACGACTTCGGGCGGCGATGAAGAAATTATTTATTTAAAAAACGACAGTACCACAGACCTTTTGGTTATAGACCATATTATGGTTGGTACTGCTGTTAATGCCGTGTTCACTATTTACCAAGTTACAGGCACGGCTGGTGGTGCTTCAGCCATTAC